GTTACTGAAGGATAAGCTTCACCTGTGGGGGTGAAATATCGTCTGCCTTCTTCTGTTGTTTTTCTTGTCAATTTTGGTAAATCAATACCATGTTCAAAATGCTTAAAAGCCATAATGTATTTTTCCGTTCTTTTGTTTTATCCTATATCAACTGTTCTGGAATCTCCTAAAAACATTTCTCTGAATGATTCTGCATCAGCCGCGACTTCAAACATAAATGTATATTCATCAGCTTCAACATCATAAGCGTGAGTGTAAGATTTTTCATCTATGTTACCTTGAGCCCAATCAAAATATTCTGATGCTCTTTGGTGTCCTCCGCCTACTTTCACTCTAAAGACCTGTTTGGTTAACCATTTTAGTCTATAGTCGTCTATTGTTTGTTGTATCATAATTATTTTACCTTAAAGGATTTTGGAGGACCGAAGTCCTCCCTGTAATCTCCTTTTATTTATTATGCGACTGCATAGTTTTGTGCACCATCGGTAATCTGACGCACTGTTCTAATACTTGTTTCTTTCGCAATAATATATTCTTTTACCAATCCGCTTCGTACGATATCTTCAATTCCAAACTTAATTACGCTGAAACTGTCGACTCTATTTAAAACCTTCGTAAAACTTTGAAGGCCAGAAATATCATTTCGATGTCGGTTACTTGCTAAATCATCTTGAGCTGTGTCACCACAGAAGATAATTTTACTAGTTTCACCAACTCGAGTGATAATACTATCGAGCTCGTGGTACGTCATGCTTTGACATTCGTCTACAATAATAATTGAGTTATCGAATGTTAATCCTCTCACAAATGATGAAGTCATAAACCTAACTTGATTTTTTTGCTTTAAGATTTCCCAAGCATCTCCTCTTCCGAATAAATCATTTACGATATCAGAATAAGGCGTAGCATATACAGCTTCTTTTTGAGCTTGTGAACCTGGCATAAAACCTTGTTCTCTTGTTTGAACTGCAGAGCGTACAATTATTACTTGGTCATATTCATCTTTGTTCATAATATCATTTAATCCTAAGTAAAGTGCACACATTGTTTTACCAGTTCCTGCTGTGCCAACCGCAGCTATATTATAGCCATTTCGATAATCAGAAAATAATTCCGCCTGAGTATCTGTGATTGGTTGAATGGGACGCATACTAAACTTCCGGTCTAGTGTTCCATTCTTAGTAGCAGTTTTTCTTCTCTCCTTTTGCGAGATACGACGTTTGTTGGACATATACAATCTCCTTGTTGATGGAAGATAAATTTCTATTTCCAGTCATTTATCTTGTTTCCTGTGTAACTTTTGTTTTGTTTCATAGACGAAAGTATATCACGAAAACCTTGGTCGGGTTTCATTCGACCAAGTCTTGCGGCTTCAATCACGGGGGTTGTCGCAGTATGTATTTGTTGTATGTGAGGATTATCTTTGAGGTAAGATTCTCTATCCGAGAGTTTTAGAATTTTCTCGAAGGTTTCACCTGTGTCGGTGTTTTTAAATTCGTATGTTGGCATTAACTAACTATCCAATTTATCATAAGTTTATTTATTATGAGCCGGTCACCATTTCGTAAATTTCTTTCCAATTTTTTACTTTTGGAATGGAATCGTTTTGGTAATTAGCATTAAATAAATGTTCAATAAGTACTGACCTGAGTCCTAAGTCATAACCACATTCTGCATTCAGTGGTTTATCTTCGACCCAAATACAGCCACTATCTTTATAAGGTAGTAGGCCATCATCTTTGTCAGCTCCACAATCCAAACAAACTATCTTTTCAAACACAGCTGGTCCGAAAAGTTTTTCTAAGTTTTGTTGTCTCAGTTTTCCAGCATAATAATCAGTGCTTAAGCTGGTGATACAATGAAAAATAAATCCTTCATCGTGTAATCTTTTAACGTATTTGATTGCATCACGCAACCCTGGTAAAAATCCAATCCTTGCTGATTCATTGAATTGTCTTACCAATTTTCTACTTTCTTCTTTTGTTATACCGAAAGTTTCTGCTACATCGTAAACACCTTCTGTTGCAACTTCGTAGCCGTTTTCTGACATCCATTTATAGAATGCGTATTTCCAATCTAGTAGTACTCCATCGCAATCTACTAGTATTAATTTATCTGTTCTATGGTCCATAATTTATCCTTTTTCCTATTCATTATTATATATTGTAACATGTTTTAATGTAAATGTCAACCCTTATTTGAATAGGCCCTCAATGTTATATGTGTCAACATACTGGTCAATCTCAGGCTCACCAGTCCACTTTATTTCTCTATTATAGGGATTATATTGGTCACCAGAAAAGTAATCTTCGTAACAAACCAGTTCTCCTGGTACTCTTTTATAAATCTCTGCCATAACATAATAATTTTCAGATAATTCACGAACAAGAGATTTTATAGACATTGTTGTTTTGGAATGAAACACTGGGTCATCTGGGTCCATTATAGCTTTATATGGTTCTTTTGTTTTACCATAACTTCCACTATGCAATTGAACTAATCGTTGAGTATATTCAGCTTCTGTAGCTCTATGATGTCTAGCTGTATTTGTGATAAATCCTGTATGGCCAAATGAGCCATCACGTCGGACTGCTAACCAACTTTTAATTTGAGCTTTAAAATCACGACGATAAAGGTAATAAACTTTATCAGCATGTTCTAAAATAGTTTGTATTTGAAATGTATCGATGTTTGTTTTGCCTTTAATCGTTTTAGCAAAATGACTTGGCATAATTTTATAACATGCTTTTTCTTTACCAATTCTTAATACATCAAATATGTTCCAGTTGTTATTCTCTGAAGCTTTAAGCCAACCAATTGAATATGGTTTCTCATGCGAAAACAATTCACCCTTGTATGGTAAATTATATTCTTCTGCTTTTTTCAATGTGAAACTTGTGCTTCCTGTTCTAAAATTAGTCAGGATAACTACGTTATTGGTCATACTTATCTTTAAGTCTTTGCTTACGTTGGCTTTGCTTTCGCTTATTTTTACGTTTTTCGTTTTGACGGTTTTCTTTACTAGGGTTTATTCCCCACCCGTCACCTTTGCGATACTCTTTAAATCGCTTCGGCATTGCTGCATTCCTTCTATCGCATATCCATAGGAGAGGTGAAAAGGTCTGGGAAAGCTTCTTCTAAAGTAGCTTTGGTTAATCCTTTAACCTTTGTGTGAGATAGCATGTTATTAGCTAACAGTTCAGCATCTTCATTGTCAATAGCTTCTAAAAGACTAATAAACAACTCTTCTCGCTTTACTGCTTTCATGTCATCATAACCACCGCCTTTAAAGAATATTTTTAAACGTCTTGTTTCTCTATAAAGCATAGTTTTTGCTTCATCTTCAAATTCGTTTGGTTTCCAAGGTGGAGGGCTATCGGGTAAAAGAAACTCAATGGTTTCATCGTAAATTAAACGAAGTACATTACGAAAAGGTACGTTATCGTTTTGACGTAGCCATGCTACTTTATCTGCTTTTGTTTTCTTTTTAGGAAGTTCAGATAGAACCTCCGTCATTGATAATCTAATTGCCATTTTAAAAATCCTGTATATCTGTAATCAAGTTTTTCAACTTTTTCTTAACAAAGAAGTTAAAGAGATGTTCGCGACCAACTTCTTTTGCATTATTAAATTGCTCAAGAATCTCATCTTTGAAATTTTGAGGAACCAAGCTCAGGTCTATCATTTGCTTGTTTCTGTTTAAACGCAGTTTTGTTTCTTCGTCCATTGTTTCTGGCTCAGTTAAAAACTGTGTAATTCTTTTCTTAGTCATTGGTCTTTGTCTTTCACCAACAGCTAAGCAATTGTCAGCACTTAGTATATTAGGGATGCCATCTCCAACATCACCTTTTAGAATGTGCTCTTCCAAATATTTATCAGGATCGTTATGTCTTACCCATTTCTTTAGAACGGGATTATATTGGTCCACGTTACCATAAGTTTGTAATTGAATAAAGTCTTTGTCACCAGAGAGTACTAATATCTTTTCAGCACCAGTATTCATTACTGTACCATGTTCATGTACAAGAGTAGCAATAATATCGTCTGCCTCACATCGCTCTATACTAATAACTTTGTAAGGAAAAAATTCTTCAATCTCTGCTCTAATACCATGGATAACTTCAAAGAGTTTATTCCAATCCATATCAGAAGCATCACGACCTTTTTTACGATTAGCTTTATAGTAGGGGAAGTAGTCTCGTCTCCAAACGTTTGGGTTATCGCAACAGAGTACAATTTCGCCATACTCTTTGTGAAACTTTTTACGATTGAAACGAACTGAGTTTAAGAACATGTGACGAATAAGATTTTCGTCTGGTTCCACGTTGTGATGATTTCCTATACTTGCGAATAGTGAAGCCATCATTACTTGATTGTAGTCTAGTAATATCATATTTTATCCATAATTTAATTTAAGTGAGGTATATTATATCACACTTCGTCGTCGTTGTCAACCCCTAAGTCTGTTAGATTGGTCTTTAAACCACCAACAGTATGAGCTCCATCCGACTCAAGTACTACTACATTAGTTGAAGCAAACTCTTGAAGTGGATGTTCCACTCCTAATGTTTGCAAATGTAGAGCTTTGATCGCTTCAAATATTAGAATCATATTAGGAAAATACTTTTCCATATCTGAATCGAAATCACAATTAGCACGGGCCATTTCGTGTAGTACATTTTCCCATATAATTTCTGCTAAATCATTTGCATAATTTTCTTTATATGCAGAAATCTTTTCACCAACTTCAGCTGCCGTCATCGGCGGGTCTGAAATCAGTCTTGGAAATTGTACAACGTTATCTTTGTCCGCCATTTGTTAAGTTCCTTAAAATTGTGTTCCACATTACTTGGAATGACTGAACACTGTTTCTTGCTAGATTGAATCTATCAGAATATGTAAAACCATGGAAATAGTTTTCATTCTGCTTCATGCTTTCTAGCACTTGTCTTACTACAGAAAACGCATAGTTGGCGTGAACTTGTGGGTCCTCGTTCCAATCATACATAATTGTAGCGTTTTGTGCTGTTTCAGGTAATGCACCATAATTTGGGTGGATACAAATAACCTGACTTTTAATTGCTTCAATAAGTGCAATACAGCTGGTTTCTTTCCAAACATTTGGATATAAGAAAATATGAGCATCATCAAGAGCTTCTAAAACTTCTTCGTTAGATTTAACTCCGTGATATGTCATATTTGGATGTGCTTCAATTGTTGCAAATAAACCTTTATAAGCTTCATTGCGTTGTTCCCATCCATAAATTTCAAAACCAGAATAAACATCTAAATGAATGTTATCGTATTGCTTACTTAATGCATCAAAGATTGGTACTAATAATTCCAATCCACGATGTGGTGTTGTATGGTAGATAAACTTAATTGTATCTAATGGCTTTTCTTTTGGAGCAAATTGTTTTTCAATTGCATTATAGATAACAGTACATTTACTATAAGGCATACCAAATCTTACAATGTATTGGTCACGTTGCCATGCTGATACAAAAACAAAATGGTCAAACTTTTCCCAACCACCATCTGCAAGAATCTTATTCTCTGGGTCTTCAGCTAAGTCGTGGCACCATAGGATATTTAATACATCATCTTTCAGTTCACGAGGTCTGCTTAAATGAACAGCTACCTTATCTTGTAAATCTTTATCTACGAGGTCAACAAAACGTTGCCTCATCATTTCAGTTCCGCCTTTTGCATTGGCAGATTGTTCGGAGTTAATTACTTCTCCTTTATACACGCAACTCATTTGTACTCTCCAGTTTAGCATTCACTGATTCTTTTAAAGAACCTGCATAATCTCTTAATGTGTTAATTGTAGTGTGAATGTGACCAGTTGCTGTTGGTCTTAATTGCTTTTCTAAATCGCTAATCACAATTTGTACTGCACACAGTTTTTCTAAATCATTCATATTTCGCTTCCTCATAAATGTTGTCTAATGATTTTTGTGACCCTTTCTTTTCCCACCAATCTGTTAAAAATTCGTATGAGTAAATTGCAGAGTCTGCTTGTTTGTTATAATAATATATATTCTTTGAACGGAAGTCGATTACATTCTGGTTAAACAATGGGAATGTATACACTGGTCCAAATCCATGCATCACATTGTTTTCAAATGATGGTGCAGCACCTAGTGGCATTTTATAATGTATTGCAATTGCACTATTGTTTTCTGTTTCAATAAAATAATAATCAATAATCTTTTTTGCATATTCACGCTTTAACGCATATGCTTGTAAGCCATGGTCCCATAAATTACGACGACGAAGCATCATTGGTGGATATTCTGTATCTTTATCATAAGGATACTCAAATACATTACACAGATGTAATGCTCCCCACTCTGCTTTGATTCCTTCAATGAATTCCATTAAAGTAAAGTTCCAATGCTTTACAGGTTCAAAGTCTACATCATCTTCAAAAAATAAACCAATTTCTTCGTCGGTGTTTTCGTACCACCATTTAATAGTTAGCAAGTGAGAAGATGTAACACCTTTAGTCATTATTTCTAATAACTTAGGGTCTCCTATAAACTTAATAGAATCTTTATTGTATCTTTCGTAAACATGCACATGGATATCAGAACAACCAAGTTTACTAAACTCAGATTCTGTATATGCTTTACGATCGGGACAATCAATCAGATTGATTATGTTCGGCTTCGGTATCTGTTGTAATTTGTTCAAAGTTATAACTTTCTTTCAATTCATTGTAAATGTCAGTTAGAATACTATGAAAGTTTCTGACTGAACCATTGTTGTGCACACGATATGTGTCAATATTCATTTCTTCTTTAAGAACATAAGCACTATCTATTTCTGTTGGATAATTTATA